CACTTATATTTAACCTACTCCGTGATGCCAACGTAGACACGCAGGCAGAGGGGTGGCATTTTAACACAGAATATCATGTAAAGTTTACACCTGATGCAAACAAGAAGATCGCAATAGGTAATGATATACTTTCTATGGATTTACATGACAATCAAGCTCGTAGACATCATGACCTCGTACGTCGTAACGGATTCTTGTATGACAAGATAGATCATACAGATGAGTTTGATGGTGACATAGATCTAGATGTCGTTAGATTATATGCGTTTGAAGACCTACCTGTTATCTTTAGACGATTTATTACATACAGAGCAATGACCGCAGCAGCTACACAGCTTGTTGCAAACCCAAATCTTGTTAGACTACTGACTAATCAGGCTAGTCTAGCTCGAGCAGCTCTACAAGAATATGAGTGCAATCAAGGAGATCACAGCATGATGGGCTTTCCAGAGGGCACTGCATATCAAACTTACCAACCTTGGAGAAACCTTAGACGATAATGGCAAGCGTAACACAAACTATTCCTCAGTTCTCATTAGGTATGTCAGAACAGCCTGACAACCTAAAGTTTCCCGGCCAAGTAACAGACATAGTAAACGCTATACCAGACGTTACCAAAGGACTATTTAAAAGACCGGGTGCTAAAAGAATTGGAACTGATGCACTCACCAATGTACAAAGTGGTGGGTCTTGGTTTCATTACTTTCGTGATGAGACAGAGGGATCTTACATAGGACAAGTAGCTGCTGATGGTCAGGTACGTGTATGGCGTTGTAGTGATGGGCAACAAATGACTACAAGCTACACGCATGACGGCACAAACCATCAGGCAGCAGTACAAGCATATTTAGCAACAAGTGACCCAGAAAACTTACAGTTCCTTACTATCAATGATACTACATTTGTTAACAGTAGGGACTCTTCTAATTCTAATACTATAGTCGGAGAGACTGGCACATCACCATCCCCACCGGATGCTCACTTTGCAATGCTAGAATTATTACGAACAGAAAACGGAAGACAATATGGTTTGGATATATTTAGAACCGCTGACGTTACAGGCATCTCTCGTGCTACACGTGTTAGTATTACAGATGATACTCTATATGAGGGCGATGGGTCTGGATCATGTCCCGGAATCGGTACTCAAGTATTTGCAGTAACCGGTGCTAGTAGTTATAGTAATGTTACTACTGTATCAGTTAAGGACAGCGGTAATAATAACTTAGGTAACTCTGCCCGAACAGAAACAATAAACGGCAACAGTAGAAATATTGGTGCACCTAAAAACTTAATATTTAGAATCAATGCTCTAGGTCAACAGGGTGTTAGTCCTAACTACACTGGTGATGACCAAGGCCCTAACGGTGATGACTACCAATGCAGCTACCAGAGAGAAGTAGTATTACTACATGGTGGTGAAGGTTGGAAAGTTGGCGATAAAGTAGTTGTAGCACTAGACTCTGCAAAAGGTGGTGGTGGTACTACTAAACAACAAGCACAAACTACTGCTGCACAGTATACAATTACTGTAGAAGAAGTAGAACAAACAGAAGTAAACGGTACAATCAGTAGTAATGGTGATGGCGTTATACGTCCTGAGCCTACACCGTTTGATGCTCAAACAGCAGTTACAGCTGATACAGTTATTGGTGGTATTCTAGCAGCATTACCTAGTGGTATCAACGCTAAACAGATAGGTAATGGTATTTACTTTTTTAGCACCAGTTCGTTTACAATAAATGTAGTAGAAAATGACCTGATGAGAGTCATGCAAGGCTCTGTCAATGATGTACAATCACTGCCAAATCAATGTAAAAATGGCTACATAGTCAGAGTTTCAAACGCTTTACGATCAGAGGAAGATGACTACTACTTAAAATTTGAAGGTCAAAATGGTAAAGATGGTAGTGGATCTTGGACTGAGTGTGCAAAGTCAGGTATCACCACAACCCTAACTAACATGCCGTTGGTTATACAACGTACTGCCACAACTACATTTACAGTTAGACCGTTTGACTATGGTATACGGGATGTCGGTGATACATTTACTAATCCTATGCCATCATTTGTTGGTAAACGTATTAACAAGGTACTGTTTTTTCGTAACAGATTAGCTGTGCTAGCAGGGGAAAATGTAGTAACATCAAGGCCGGGTACATTAGGACAACCTAACTTTTTTATTGAAACAGCTCTTACAGTATCAGTTGCTGACCCTGTAGACATATCAGCTGCATCTATGTTTCCATCTGACTTGTTTGATGGTATAGAAATCAATGCTGGCTTACTTGTCTTTAGTACAAACCAACAGTTTTTACTGGCATCTGATGATACAGTATTTAACCCTGACACAGCTAAACTGAGAAGTATAGCTACGTTTAACTATAACGAAAACATGCCTCCTATATCTCTAGGAACTACAGTAGCTTACATAGATAACTCTGGTAAGTTTAGTAGATTTAATGAGATGGCTAACTCAGCACGAGAAGGAGAGCCTAATATAATCGAGGTAAGTAAAGTTGTTCCTACGTTACTACCTAAGAACATAGACCTAATGACTAACTCTAGAGAAAACTCTATTGTGTTGATAGGTAAAACAGGAACAGATGTGGTATTTGGTTATAAGTATTTCCAAACCGCAGACAAGAGAGCACAAGCTGCTTGGTTCAAATGGAAGCTCAACAATCCATTGACATATCATTTTATTGTTAATGACGAGTACTTCTTTCTAGATAGTGACTATTATCTACAAAGTATCAAGCTAGTGCAAACTGAAACAGACCCCTCTATAGTACAAGATAATGTCGACTTCTTACTTCATGTGGATAATCATACTACTGTTAGCGGTGGCAGCTTTAACTCAGCTACAAACACCACAACCTTCAGTAGTGTGGGGTGGCTAAATACAGTCACTACTCCCAACCACGACTTAGTGGTAATTGATACAAATACTAACTCAGCACGAGTTGGTCGATACGCCAAGGCTACAGTATCAGGTACAAGTTTTACTTTACCCGGTAACTGGTCTGGTGTTACACTTACCATAGGCTATATCTACCCATACCAAGTTAAGATACCAACACTCTATCCTACAAAAGTAGATGGTGCACGTTCTACAGCAGACGTAAACTCATCTTTAGTTATACATAGAGTCAAGTTTCACTTTGGTAAAATAGGATTGTATAAAAGCATAATCGAACGTTTAGGTAACGAAGAAAATTATGAAGAAACCTACGAATCAACAGAGCTTGACGAGTACGAAGCATCTGATGCACCATATCTCGAAGAGTTTATACAGACTGTCCCAGTCTACGAAAAAAACACAAATGTTGAAATAACATTAGAATCCTCACACCCTGCCCCAGCTACATTGAGATCAATGTCTTGGGAAGGAGACTATTCACCCAAATATTATCGCCGTGTATAACGTACAACTCACAGAAAAAGAACTTAGATACTTCTATTGGAGAATGAAAACCAACAGATGGTATGAACGCTACGTCCAAAAAGGTATGAAACAGATGCCTTGGGAACCTTGGATGGCAGCTACAATAGAAAAGCTAGAACCGATATATAAAAATTTATGAGTAAATACATTCACCCACTTACACCAGAGGTTGCCCTAGAGGTGGCCTCTAACTTACGCCCAGACGACTTCAGAGAGATCTCAGAGGGCTATGGATTAGACCCGAAGGTCTATCTACCCATAATGGCTCAAACACCCTCTGGAGTCTATTTTACGTCCCCTAGCGGCAAGATTGCTGGTATGGCAGGCGTAGGTCAACAAGGAGATATATGGATGCTATGCACTCCAGTCATCTACGAAAAACCGATTTTATTTGCAAGAGAGGCCAAGCGGTATGTCGATAGCCGTACTGAGCCTTTGCTTTGGAATAAAGTTGACTATAGGAATAAAGTACATTTAAAACTACTCAAGTTCCTTGGCTTTAAATTCTTACGTAAGTTTGAATGGGGGCCAAACAATGTAACATTTATTGAATTTTGCCGTGTGCGTAGACGCTAATGCGGGTCTAAGAGCCCAACAAAAACAAAGATGGAGAGAGAAAAACTCTACTTACGCTCAACAAGGTCTTAAGTTTTTTAACAAAGAGACTAGCTTACGTAGAGCTAAAGATAGAAACATCATAGGATACGGACGAGATCTCAGCGATCAGTACGTCAAGGCTCTCTATACTCAAGGAAAAGGACGTTTAGCTGTACAAAATGCAGCAGCTAAGTACTTTGCAAGCAAGAGCAGAGGTAAATCCTTACAAGGCGGTAGAGCATTATCTGCTGGCCGTAACAGCTATTTAAAATATTTAAACACAGTTGCCAAAGTAGACAGTGTAATGGACGCTACATTTGGTAGAAACATGGCGTATGCACAAGAAGGTGCAAGACGTAAGTACTTAAACGCAAATGCTAAAGCAAGAGAAGCACTAGGTATACCAGCTGCATATGGAGCACCTGTAATGTTGTCACCAACAGATAGGTTCAGTGGATTCCTACAAGTTGCTAGTTCTGCTATGAGTATTGCTACACCATTCTTACCCGGTGGTGGTATATATCAATTATTGAATCCATGACATCATCATTTGGAAACGTCATCGGTACTCCACGTGATGAGTTACCCGATATAAGTAAAACTAATTACTTAGAAACAGAGCCCGATATGACCAAGGCGGTCAACGAACAGATTGACGCTAACATAGCAGATACTAAGCAATTCTTCGACGACATGATGAAGATTGAGGAGAATCGGGCTAAAACTTTTGACAGAAGATTACAAGCTATTGTCGATATAACAGGTAAGGTAGACGACTTTGCCAAGGCTCTAGCTGCACAAAGAGCTAGTGACGAGATAGATGAGCAGAACTTTAAAGATGATGAGCAAGCTATCAATGACTTCAAAGCACTAAAGAAAGCTGAAAACGATCAAGACTTTGCAGCACTAACTCTAGGTAATTTTTTCAAGGCACAGCTAAAAAGAACTGATGGCAAGGTAGATCTTAGAACTACTCGAGATAACGTGCTAAAAACTTTAGGTGATATTGAGTTTGCTTACAACCCAGATGGTAGCCTAAGAAACTATCTTAGAGGTATCAAGCCACACGTATTTAATACAGCTATAGATTCCGTTTTAGCTTCTTTGGGTCATAAAAATATAAAAGATCCACAAGAGGCTTTACGTGTAGCAGAGTTTGCACAAAGACTTGTACGTAATAAAATACATGTTGATGCTTTCAATGCAGGCTATGATATAACTGGTGGTAGATATAAGAAAAACTTTTTAGGTATTGTTCAACCACATATAGACAAGTATCTAACAGCTAGAGAATATATCTGGGAATCTAACTATACTTCTCAATACGAGAGAAATATAAAAGAAACCCTTAATAATAAGATAAAAGATTACGCTGCGGCTATAAATTTAACACCAGCACAGGGTCAAGACTTAGGACTATTTACTGATAAAGAAGGTATAAACCTTTTATCACAGATAGAAGCTAGTCAATTTGCAGGGGCTGAGGATGCAAAGTTTAAATCAATGATGTATTTTGGTGAGACTTTAGCTAACTTTGCAAAGAATGATCCTAGTATGATCCCACATCTGCAAGCTGTACTTAATGTTTTACCATACTCTGATAGAGGTACAAAGACTGACTTTCGTAATATTGAAGAGTATCAAGCATCTATTGATGTTTTAAAAGAGCCAAAGCGTTACAGCAAGGTAACACAGTTTATTCGTACAATCGAAAAGGCTATAGAAGATGCACAGGATACAGAAAAGGACGATAGAAAAAATGCACATGCTTCTAATGTAACAGCATTTCTAGATAAAAACTACAAACCTCTAATAGAACGAGCAGCTAAAAGACCTGACAGAAGTGTAACACAGGCAGAAGCTTTTCAACTTCTTACTATGTTTACTGGTGACGAAACTCTATACAACCCTAATGATCCTGACAAACAGATACCACAAGAAATACTTACTCTATTTACTAAAGTAGAACAGGGTGCTATTACTGAAGGTGTCGCTAAAAGACTTGAGTTTGCTAGTCTTATCAACGATAATAGTAAGATAATCTTACAGATGATAAGAGACAGAAAAAAGGCACTAGGTCAAGATACTACAATAACCACTGACGATTTATTTTTAGCAAAGCAGTTAGAAGATATACTAGCAGCAGAAGTAGTCGAAGGTACAACAGGAGAGAAAACACAGCTAGATCTAGAAATTGAAGCTGGTGGTGGCGTTGATAGTTTTATAAAAAGTCGTGTACAAGATATAAAAGCAAAGTTCGAAGCTGGAGAGTATGACGGCTTGGGCCGAAGATTGTATGTACAAGGAGTTGAACAGGCAGAAGCTTTACGTAAAGCATACAAAGCTGATAAGAGCTTACTATTTTCTAAAGATGTACATGAAGGAGAAGCACCTTTCTTAGAAAAAGCACTACTATATGTACGAAGTGGTGGTAAACTAGAACCAGAAGTTTTACAATACTTTAGAAACTTTAGAAAGTCCGGTCTAGTAGATGACCAAGGTAATTTACTAACTGCACAAGAAATAATGTTTGAACGCTT